AAGAATCAATCCAGATTAGTTCATCATCAATTTCAATAATACCTTTGGCTAGGTTAGAAGAGGAGCCAACTGTAATTTGGGTGCTAGTGGTAGTTAAACCAGCAGCGTTAGCAACATAGGTAATACGGTCTTGGCGAAGTGCATAACCTTGTAGGTTAGCCTTTACCTCGTCCACCAGTTCGTTGAGTGTTGGCATTATTTCCTTTCATACCAGCCGTCTCCCCATAGAGTGAGGAGTCGTGAGAAGTATTGTTCGTATTGTGGTGCGATAGCATCTAAGGAATACATAGACACTGCTCGCTTGTGTATTGCTACTGGGTCTAAATCTTTAACCCATTCTGTTGCTGCTGCAAACTCCATTGCACTTCTGCAACGGTACCCAGTAACACCATTAGGATTAGTCTCTGTGAAAGCGCCCCAGTCTGTGGTAATCGTTGGAGTACCACACATCTGCGCTTCAGGAACTATGTTGCCGAAAGGTTCTATATAAAGCGTTGGGGCGAATAGTGCGATAGCACCACCCATTAACTTTGCTCGTTCTTCAGGACCTACTGGTCCTACCCATTCGCCATATTCAATCTTAGGATCATTACCAGGTCCTGCAAGGATAAGTTTCAAACCCATTTCTTTACAGACGTGCTGAACAATAGAAATACCTTTTCTATCTATCATTCGTCCTACATATAAGTAGTAATCTTCTTTCTTTTCTTGCAGTGGAAACATCTCTGGTTCTATGTACCCTGGAATAACAGCATCATAAAAGTTGCCGTTAACCATTGTAGGATTACTAAACGCAGCGTAGATCGAATGCATCCAAGCGTATGATTCAAAGACCCTGTACTTGGCAAAGGTTCCACCATAGCCAATACCAAACTCAACAGTTATATGATCTGGGAAAGCATCAGCAATAGGCTTATGTGATGCTCCACCGATAACACAGATAAAATCTTTTTCTTCTATGCGCTTGCCAAGTTCTTCTATAACATTGCCATTAAAGATCTTCCAGTGAGGCAGTTCATTATTAAACTCTGCCTCGACAAAGTGCTTACCAGCCAGCGCTTCTGCTTGTTGCTCTTTAGTGATACAAGTAATCAACTCATCACAGGGCGCTTCGTTTTCTTCTCCAGCATAGAGATAAACTGTATGCCCAAGGTCTTTCATCATTATACAAAAGCGTCGTACCTTTTCAGTAAAGGCACAGATAACATATTCTTTAGTTGTTTGCGTATGTGGCAAACTAATAACGTGGAATCTCATAGAACTAGTCTACGCTATATCTCCGACAACTAAGAAGGTATTACTTGCTGTACAGATAACTGTGGCGGCTGACTTGTTAGTTCGTAGTTTAGGAGCCGTAGTTGTAGCACCATTTGACAAAATAGTTACGCCAGCACCTTGAGCAAAGGTAACTTGACCTGCTCCGTATTGGGCTATATGTATCTGGTCGTTAGCGCTAAAGACTGATGGTGGCACTGTAAGGGTAATAGCAGAAGCGTTATTAAGAGTAACGATCTTGCTTGCATCGCCTACTACAAGTGTGTATGTAGTACCAGTCTGAGTATTAAATCCCGCAATGTTTCCAACGCCAGTAGCACCTGTGGCACCAGTTGTTCCAGTAGGTCCTGTTGGTCCAGTAGCACCAGCAGGCCCAGTTGGTCCTGTAGCGCCCGTTGTACCAGTTGGTCCTGTAGCGCCCGTCGTGCCTGTGGCTCCTGTAGGTCCAACTAGGTTAACACCAAGAGGCCATATACCCAAAGTTTTAGGTCCAAAAATTTTATTTGTGACTGTGTTAATGTAAAAATCACCATCAACACCTTGCGTTGTTGGGTCAAGAATTCCATTAAGAATTGTGTAACCAGCAACACCTGTAGGTCCTGTCGCACCAGTTACACCTGTTGGACCTGTTGCTCCAGCAGCGCCAGTAGCCCCAGTAGGACCAGTAGCACCTGTTGGACCAGCAACAGTACTTGCAGCGCCAGTAGGACCAGTAGGACCGGTAGATCCAGTAGCACCTGTGGAACCAGTAGCTCCTGTTGGTCCAAGTTGTGTATACATAACTTGAGAGGCTGTAAGGATGACGCTAGGAACTGCTGGTCGAGTAGGGCTTGTTCCTGCAACATCTGCAACTAATTCTAAATCTGTATCAGATGTTCGCCATACCAATTCAATATAATCGTTGGCATTAAGTTCAACCATATAATTCCAGGCAGCAACTGTTTTAGCCGCTGCTGCGCCACCTGAAACAGTTACAACAGTATTGCTATCTGCGATGTCGGTTCCATTTTTACGGAACCAGATATCAACAGTGTCAGTTCCACTACCAGATACTCTGTCAGCCTGAGCAGAAAATTGAATATCATAAACACCTGCATACGCAAATGTAAGTCGTGAGTTAGAAACAATACTTACACCATTAGAATCTGGATCAGTATTATTGTAAGTAATTGGGTAAGCAGTTGTTGTGTTTGCCGCTACTTGATCTTGGGTTGACCAAAAAGAACCCCAATAGCCTAAAGCCCCACCAGCGCCAGTTGCTCCTGTGGCACCTGTAGCGCCCGTAGGTCCTGTTGGACCTGTAGGACCCGTTACTCCAGTGGCCCCTGTAGGTCCTGTAGCGCCTGTAGCGCCTGTTACACCTGTTGGTCCAGTACTACCTGTGGGTCCAGTGTCACCTGTGGCACCTTGTGGGCCAGTCGCTCCTGTAGGTCCTGTCGGACCTGTTGCTCCTGTCGTTCCAGTTGCTCCAACTGGTCCCGTAGGTCCAGTATCTCCCGTTGCTCCTGTAACACCTGTAGGTCCTGTCGCGCCTGTAACTCCCGTTGGGCCCGTTGCGCCTGTAGGCCCTGTGGATCCCGTAGTTCCAGTAGGACCAGTGGCACCCGTCGGGCCAGTCGGTCCAGTATCACCTGTCGCACCTGTTGCTCCTGTCGTACCTGTCGCACCTGTTGCGCCAGTAGGTCCCGTCGGACCTGTAGCACCAGCAGAGCCTGTCGGCCCCGTTGGACCTGTTGGTCCTGTTGCGCCTACGCCACCCTGTGGACCTTGATCCTGGGAAAGTTCTACACCAACTTGTGGTGTGATGTTTTCTATGACAATAATTGTGGTCAAGTTGTCACTGCTCCTGTCACAATAAATTTGCCTTCTAGAATTCTGGTAACTGTTGCACCAGATGTAAGTACTAGATCGTACGAGTAACGACCTGCTGCAATAGCCCCAGTAGTTGCTGCGCTAAGTGTGACGTTAATGCGACCAGTCAGTGCAGTAAGAACCATAGCGCCATTGGCTGTGCTTGCTACTACAGTTGTAGTGGATGCACCAACGAATGGACGTACAGTCATAGTTCCTGAGTAGCCAGTTAGATCCCAAGGAGTTGAATCGTTCTTGATCTGAAACTGGAAATTAAATGTGGTTGCTTGGTCACAGACCAAGTTGTATTTAGCACTCAAGATGAGACCGCTCTGAGAGCCTGCGCTGCAGGTAGTTGAAAAGTCCCAGCGATGAGGTTACATACACCGTTGTAATCAAGACGATTACTAGTAGTCGTACCCGCAATCGCATTTAATACTCCTACTGTGTCTGTTAAGTTTGTTGTTACTGAACGCTGTACTGCCCATTGACGAGCAGCAAGTGCTTGGTCAACCATCTCGCCTGGTGCTCTATAGGTGCCACCATTAGCCAAACGATTAAGTTCATCTAATAACGTTGTGCCGTATTGTCCTAGTGCCACCTATATCTCCTTACTTCTTCTTGGTTCTCTTGACTGCAGCGTTATCTACTAGATTGGGGTATGGTCGCCCTGCTGCTTTGGCTCTTGCCTTTGCTTGTTTCTTTTGCTCTGGCGTTAATGCTTTTAATGTTTTATTAGGATTTGGTTTATCCCAGAATGCTGTCTTCTTTTTCATTTGCAACTACAATCCCAAGCACGAAGTGACTTGTTGATTCTTGAGTTCGGATCTTTAGCAGTCTTACCAGAAGTATTCTTTGCTTTCATCCCACACATACGACCACAGAAAGACTTACGTCTTGCTGCAGACTTAGGGGACTTAGCAGCCTCAGCCTTTTTAACTGGAGGCTTTAGGTTCATACCCGCAGCCTTGGCAGAGGCACGACCTTTTGCATTCAGGCCACCCTTTGGGTTCTTACCTTCTGCTCTCTGCCACGCTGGAGACTTTGCCATTTACTTCTTCTTGCCCATTCTCTTCTTAGCCATCTTTGCCTGAGACAAAGCAATAGCAACTGCTTGCTTCTTGCCCTTTACTACTGGCCCTTTACTAGAACCAGAGTTAAGAGTACCTGCCTTAAACTCGCGCATTACCTTGGCGACTTTAGCCTTCTTCTCTGCCTTATTCATTACTTAGCAGCCTTACCCATTGCACCTGTCTGGATTGATTCGTAAGTGCAGTACTTCATAGCACCTTCGTATTGCTTATCAGGTGTTGGGTACTTCATAATATCTTCTTCGTAGTTTTCCATTATTACTCCTTGAATGTCATTGAGATTCCATCGAACGCTTTACCAGCCTCGTTGGAAAGTTGAACTGCTGCATCTATATCTTTGCTCTTTGTTGAACGTGGTTCTATACCTTGTCGCGTTGCATCGTAATAGGACTGTAACTCCCTATCGTGTTGTTTAGCAGTAGGTAATTCTCTGTGATTAGCAGCACCTACACTCAACTCTAGTTCTCCTACTTTGCAACCAAAGCAACCTTCTACATACTCAAGGTGCGTTGTGCGTCTATGTAAACTCATACTGGAGTAACCCAATCGCCGTATCCTGCATCAATAAGAACCTGTGCCTGGTAATCACTAATAGTATATTCGTGACCACCAAGGAAATAATAACTTGCTGCTGCTAGATCGTCTTGGCTTGGAGTCAATGTTAGTGTG